AATTTATTTGGATCTATTGGAACTTTACCTGGAACAGATGTACAAATTTGTACCTGATCTAGTAAGTCTTTAGATACATGTTTTTCTAAAAACTCAAACTGTAATTCTGTACCACCTCTAGGTTTCATTTTTCACTCATAAATTTCTTAAACATTTCTAATCCTTTATTAGTAACTTTAACTATAACGTCACGACTGATATCTTGTGCATCAACGTTAGCAGCTTTAAGTTCTTCTTCGTCTTTATAAACTTGTCCTGTCTTTTTATTCTTTATTATTGTTACTGTTTCAGTTTCAATATTATATTCTTTATTGTCCATTCTGGTCGTCTCTATTTATTTCTAGTATTGCTACAGTTGCACTTATACCAGAAACATTAGAAGTTTCAAGTCTTATGGTATCTGTCTCTTCAAGAACAATAGGTCCTTTTGCTAAATTACAAATAGTAGGTCCAGTAATTGAAGCATAAGCTATTTGAAAAACTGTAGATACTGAATCATCATTTATAGATACTTTTAATATTTTACTTCCTGATTCATTAGTTACTTGAATGTTTTGAATGATTGCATTAGCATTTGATGGACATGTATATACAACTACAGCAGTTGTTACTGTTGGATCGTAAAATGCGTTTTTATAAAAATTTGCCATTATGTTAAATCATACCATTCTAGCGTAAAAGCTATATCATCATTATTAGCAGCACCTTTCCCTGCTAAAGTTAATGTATCTGATACACCTGCAATAGTTTGCCCTAGTTGATAAGAAAAGTTAAAATTACCAGATTCAGAAGCTGTTACAAGAGAAGTACCTTTACCTGATAAAAAAGAACCAGCTATTCTTGTACCACCTGATATTGTTAGTGATCCTGTTATATCATATTCAACGTTATCTGAATAATTTGTATATGAAAAAGCACTAGATGGAGTTGCATTTAAATACAGTCCAACTTCAAAATCAGAATTAGATATGGCAGATGTTTCATATCCCGCTGGAACTATCACAGCATAAGGTCTTGATGATCTAATTCTTATTGTTGCTAAATTATATAAAGTATTAGATGAACTTAAATTAACTCCATTTAAAGAAGCTGTACCAATCATTTGTTGTACACCTTCTGGTTGATAACCACCTTCAGAAATACAAGAAGAACATATTTGCTGTAATGTATAAGTTCCAGCCGTCAATGTTCCAGCTCTTTCAATCTCATAACGAATTGGAAGATTGGCTGTTTGCATGTAAACAGTTGTTAAACTATTAGCATTATTAAAAGTATGTGCTGTAATTAATTGACCATTAATAACAAATCCAACTCTAACAGATCCAACACCCAACCATTCAATATCTATAAATAATATATTGGATTTAGCTGCATCTAATGTAAATCCACTTGCACCTGTTCCATTTAAGGTATCTCCATTCCAACTAGATTGTGATATTTCAGTATCAACTGCTGCACCGGATGTATAAGTTCGTCTTACTATTTTAAGTGTTGTTCCATCTGCTGTAAAAAATATTCCATTGTTAGCATCAAATAATCCAACCTTTTGTTTTAAGTTTGCAGTCAAAGTATTCATTACAAATGTATTAAATATAAGTAATGATTTACCTGGTTGATAAGACATAACTCTTTTAGATTGTCTTATTGCTTTAGAAGATGCTGCTTCTGTTACATTTAAGTTAACTGTAGATTTATTGGCTGTATAAGTAATACTTGCTCCACTTGCAGTTGATGGATCAAATAAACTATTCTGTGACATTATATTTTTACTGTCAAAGATAGTTAAGGGATTAGAAACCCTTAATCTTCCGAATGCATCAACGTTATTACCACCGATTGTAATTAACTGACCATTACCAACATTTATATTTTCACAACTCATTAGCAGCCAAACCTCATGTTAAACCATGTAAATCTTTGTAGATCTTGTTTTAATTCTTCTTGAAAAGAAAAGTTTAATTGATCTTTTAAAGTCTCTAAAGCTTGTAAAACTTGTCTTTGATTATCCGGTGAATACTGTTGACTTGGTTCTGGTATATATGTTGTAATTTTTGCCATTATCTTCTTCCATCAGGTTGAATATCTACTCTAAATAATCCATATCGCCAATTTTCATCTACGGATTCATTTTCAATTTTAATACTCATCAATCTATTCCTTGCTCTTGTATCTATCTTTGTTGTAGATGAAGTTACCGTATACGGTCCTAACATCTGGCTATTTTGTGTTTGAGATGGATAATCTCTTAACAATAATGTTACTTTAGCATTTCCGTTAAGTATTTTAAAGTCTGGTATAAATCTATTTATCTTCATTAAATATTGACCATCTCCTTCTACATCTAAATCAAAATCACCTGATTTAATAAATGCTGGAATAGCAGTAGTTGTTTGTGTTCCACTTACACCTAAACTTACATCATTAACCCCTGTTTCATGTTCATATATTACAGATGCCCCATTTAAGTTTGTAACACCATTAATCACTGGAAAAGTTGGAACCATAGTAGAATCATATTCAGTTGCATAAGGTAATTCAAATACATCAGAGTCTGCATAAGATGTTCTTTCTAAAGACATCGTTGTCCAAGTATTTTCTAAATAATTATATACCACAGTTCTATCTGTTTGAACGGAACCTGATTTTGGATAGAACCATAAAACTTCATTAAATAAACTATTATGAGATCCATAAACAATGTCTCCTGAATCATAATTAATTCCTAAATTATCTCCACCTGTTGTGAATACAAAGTCTTCAACTAATGATGGTAACTGTTTAACGGTTCCATCATAGGAAAAAAATCCACCAGAATTACCCATCCAAAATATAGCACCTTGAGCAAATATAATTGAGTTTTGTCCAATACATCCACAGTTTGTTCCAACTTGTCTAACTGAGAACACAAAAGGAGGTCCTACAAATTGAATAACATAGGCCGCAGTATTTGTTAGTACGAAAATATAATCTTTACCTTGAATAGCTCCTACAATGTAATTCCCTGTATCCAGTCTAAAGGTTCCTGCTGTATTGGTTGCAGTTGAGTTCCAAGTATTAAAATCTTCTTGGTTTGAAAATCTTATAAACATTGGGTCTTGTGTAGAGGGATCTCCAATGGTTGTCTCTGTTCCAAGTGCAAATAAATGTCTATCTCTGTCAGAGACAATGGTCATAATAGATTTAGTTGGAGCATTTGCAATAACCGTGGCTCTAGTTGAAAGAGCGCTTACTGCACCAGGATTCCATGAAAACGTTTTACCATTTCTAACGGTTGCAATTAATATTTGTCCAAAATTATCAAAAGACCAAAGTCCAGGAGTAAGAGACGTAACTGCACTTGTTGTAGAAGATCCCCAGCCCGTGCCGCCCACATAAGAACCCCAGACGCCTGTTCCCCAGCCATAGCCAATAGTTTGATAGGCAGGACCAATGGTTATATATGGAGTTGTTGTAATTGTTGAACCTCCACCTGACATACCGGTTCCTGCTTCTGTAACTGGCATGGTAACGGTAAAAGTATTTACAGATGGAACACTGTTAACTTCAAATACATTCGTTGTAAAATTTGCATTAGTAAAAGTTGTAACACCACCTCCAGCTAAACTAGGAGAGGTAAATATAATATAATCTCCAAAAGATAATCCATGATTATTTTTTGTAACGGTAACGGTTGTAGATCCTGTTGTGGATGCTAACGTACAAGATGTAAGGGCTGTGCCTAGTGGAGTAATATCATAAAATGCACCATCAAAATAAATGAATAAACATTTATTAGTTCCAATGGCTGCATAACGATTGCCGTCAATGGCTGCCCAAGTTAAAATTTCTCTACCAGCACCTGCAAGTCTATTACTTAATATTTGAGTCCAGCCACCTATTTTCTCAGGATAGCCATAGCGAAAACGTACAAAATCTCCATCAATCCACTGGCCTTCTGCAGCAGTTGCGGTGTCTTGTTTATTGAAACCTGATTTAATGGGTATCTTTTTTAGTGGCATAGTGTTATTTTACCACCTTTCTTAAAAAATGCTAGGTGTTACTTACTCTCTAATGCTGTTAATCTTAACACATTAATGAACATGG